ATCATATTTGACGAAGCTGCACTTGGTGAGGGCGGCGAAGCAGCCTTTAACGTTGCACTGCGCCCTACACTAGACAAACCCAACGCCAAAGCTATTTTTATTAGTACTCCTCGTGGTCGTAACAACTGGTTTTCGCAGTTTTATAATCGCGGGTTTGATCCCAATTTCCCTGAGTGGATTAGTCTACAAGCTGATTACACTGAAAATACTCGTATGGCTGAATCGGATGTTGCGGAAGCGCGCAGATCTATGTCAAAAGCCGAATTTGAACAAGAATACCTTGCCAGTTTTACTGTGTTTGAGGGTCAGATTTATACATTAAAAGAAGATGATGTTTGTGAAATTCCCCAAGATCTCCGTGGTGAAGCGTTTGCTGGGTGCGACCCTGGCTACAGAGATAGCACTGCTTATTGCGCTATCGTTTACGATTGGAACCGCGATTGCTTTTTTATTGTCGACGAATACTTAAAGTCAGAAAAAACCACAGCCGAGCATGCAGCCGCGTTTACTGAGCTAAATAATCGGCACGGTGTTGAAGTTACTTTTATTGACTCAGCAGCAGCACAGTTTGCAAGTGACCTTGCTTATCTTTACAATATCTCAACCACCAAAGCCAAAAAAGATGTCTTACCCGGCATCGCGTATGTGCAGACCTTGTTACAGCAAGGCAGACTAAAGGTTGCCCCACACTGCACCAACGTGCGTGCCATGTTTGACCAGTATCGCTGGGATCAACGTGAGGGGCTCCAACGTGAACGCCCGCAGCATGATGAATATAGTCACATGGCTGATGCTGTTCGTTATGCCCTATACACCTATACAGTATAATGGTATAAAAAATTTGTGTATTGACTTTTTGTTGCCTTTGGGTTATAATACTAGGTAATTGTGGTATAGTTTTGTACCCTTGGAGAATAAAATGGATAGAATTGCATACGAACAGATGCTTAAAGCGGCTTTTGCCTCAGAGTTCTCGTTCTTTTTGAAAGCTGCTGGCTTTCACTGGAATGTTGAAGGAAGTGACTTCAAACAATATCACGAGTTGTTTGGTGATATTTATGCAGAAGTATACGGCAGCATTGATAAGTTTGCAGAAGAATTACGCGCACTGCGCATTTACGCACCTGCGAGTTTCAAAGTCTATACCGAGATTTCAGCAGTTGAGTGTCAAGAAGGTGTGCCCTCAGCAATGCAAATGGTACAAGAACTTTTAGCTGATTCAGATCTAATGGCTGAGATTTGTCGTAGTGCTTATGTTGCTGCCGAGTCAATGAGCGATTATGGACTAGCTAACTTTTTAGCAGATCGTCAAGATGCACATCGTAAGCATTCGTGGATGTTACGCTCAACACTAAAATAAATGGCCAAAAACACAAACAAGCGAATTCCAGTAAAGTGGGTTCGCGACAGGGCTAAAGCAGCCTATGAAAAACAAGATGTTTGTCACATCTGCGGCACTAATGCCGATTTGGAACTACATCACCTACATTCGGTTACTATACTCTTGGATAAATGGGCCTTAGCTAAAGGTTACGATATTTCAACGGACGAAGGCATTGTTGCTGTCAGAGATGAATTTATTGAGGAACATCGAGCGGAGTTATATGACCAAGTTTACACCCTTTGTAATCGTCATCATGTAGCGCTGCACAGTGTTTACGGTAAAGCGCCCCGACCAGGATCAGAGCCAAAACAAGCACATTGGATTGAAGCCCAGCGTGCTAAACATTCCGGTGAAGTGGTTGTACCTAAACAAAGCTTTGGTAGTTTTTTCTCAGAGTTCACTTAAGGGAAAACTATGTCAAGATTTACAGATTGGATTATTGAAAAGCTTAATCCAGCACAAGCCCGTATTGCTCAAGAAGCAGGTACACAAATTGGTTCTGAAGCTAAGATAAGCTTTAAGCAAGCGTTTCAGAAATTAGAGTCGGTTAATCGTTCAGTTAGTTTGCTTGTTAATGCAGCTAGCTCGCTAGATTACGACGTAAAAGACAAAGTCGCAGAAGGCGTTGTTGGTGGAATTCGTCAAAAGTCGCTAAATACACTACTAAACTTTCGACCAAATCCTTATCAGTCAACACAAGAATTTCGTCAAGCAATCTTCACAGATTTGATCTTGGAAGGTAACGTATTCATACACTTTGATGGTGTATTTATGTACCACTTACCTGCGGCTTCCACAGAAATTTTAACTGATACCAAAACATTTATCCGTGGATTCCGTTATAACGGAATGGTTGACTTTAAAGAACCTGAAGTATTTCACTTTCGTGATTTAAATTCACAGTCAATATACCGAGGTGCATCGCGCTTAGAAGCAGCTCAACGATCAATTGCTACCTTATACGCAATGAAAGAGTTTCAAGAGAACTTCTTTGATAATGGTGCTGTATTTGGTTTAGTTTTAACTAGTGAAAATACACTATCACAAGTTGCAAAAGAAAAAACAATACAATACTGGTTACAAAAATACTCAACTAAACAAGGCGGCAAGCGTCCAGTAATTTTGGATTCAGGATTGAAGCCTGCACAAGTATCCACTCAAAATTTCAAAGACATGGATTTTGACCAGTCTATTAAAACACACAATGAATTGATTATGCAATGTATTGGTGTTCCACCTATTTTGTTGTCTGGTGGAAACAATGCTAACATTTCGCCTAATTTACGCTTATTTTATTTAGAAACAGTAATGCCTGTAGTTCGTAAGTTTATGTCTAGTTTAGAACGATACTATGGATATGATATTGAAGCAATTACTAGTTCAGTAAGTGCACTACAACCAGAATTAAAAGATCAAGCCGCTTACTATCAAGCATTAGTAAATGGCGGAATTATAACAGCTAATGAAGCAAGAAAAGAATTACGTTATGAACCAAAAACTGGTAATGACGAAATAAGAATACCCGCCAATATTGCGGGTTCGGCTGCTGATCCGTCGAAAGGTGGTAGGCCCACAGATAATCAGCAATAAAGGGGTAATATGGTAGATAAAAGTAAAGTACTGTTTTTAAACAGTTCATTTATCAAGAGCACTGCCACCGACGGGAAAACAGCCAGTATAACAATCGAAGGGTACGCAAGTACCACAGATATTGATAGACAAGGTGATGTAGTCCCTGTAAGCGTTTGGGAAAAAGGTATTCAAAATTACTTGAAAAATCCAGTAATTTTAGCGTACCATGACCATAGCGAACCAGTTGGCAGGATGATAGAACATAGAATTGACGGCAAAGGGTTATGGATTAAAGCCAGAATTTCTTCAGCAGCCAGTGAAGTGTTCAATCTTGTAAAAGACGGCGTTTTAACGGCGTTTAGTATCGGATTCCGAATCGTAGATGCGGAGTACAACTCAGCTGCAGAGCTGTTTGTGGTAAAGGAATTGGAACTACATGAAATTTCAGTAGTATCAGTGCCAGCTAATCAAAATACACTATTTAGTCTTTCTAAGGCGTTTGATACAGCCGAAGAATTTAAATCTTTCAAAATGCAGTTTGCACCCAACAGCGAATCAGCTAAAGGGCTAGAATCCTCAACGGAAGCAAGCAGCGAAGTCAAAAAGGAAATGGAAATGGATCCAAAACAATTAGAACAAATGTTAGCTGATGCAGCTAACAAAGCGGCTGAGCAAACTGCAAAAGCCATCGCCGAATCACAGGCAAAAGCATTGGCTGAAAAAGCTGCTGCTGACAAAGCCGAAGCTGAATTAGATGCACGCGTTAAAGCCGCTGTTGCTTCTATCTCTACTGTCGACACCGGTGCTGAAAAGCTCTTGGCCGAAGTTGAGAAGCGTTTAGCTGCTGCTGAAGATTCAAGCAAATCAGTTATCGCTGGTTTAGAAGCTTCTTTGAAAGAAAAAGCTGCTGAAATCGAAGCAATCACAAAATCTAAAATGTCTTTCCAAGAAAGCAAAGACGGTATGTCTTATGCTGACAAAGAAAAGGCTGTTATGTTGGCTAAAATGGCCGGCAAGTCAATCGACGGTACACGTACTGGTCGTGAATTAGTTCAAAAGTACGGTGCTCACGTGCCTTCAGCTACATGGGAACTCGAAGTTTCTTTGAACTTAGAATCTGAAGTTCGTCGTCGCTTAGTTGTTGCTCCAGTGTTCCGTAACATTGCTATGCAAACCAACGTGATGACCATTCCCGTGAATCCAGAAGCAGGTACTGCCTCTTGGGTTACTGATGCTAACTTTGGCGCTGTTCCTGCTGCCCTCGGTTCAGCTGGTCCTTCTGCTGGTAACACTGCTACTCACGCCCTCAAAGAAATCACTTTGAATGCATATAAACTCGCTACAAACGAGTATACAGCATACGAAGAAGAAGAAGATTCTTTGTTGGCTTTGATGCCAATCATCCGTGATGGTATGGTTCGCCGTGTTGCTCGCGCCGTTGACAAGGCCTTCTTGTTAGGTGCTGGTTCAGGTTCCGACCCAGTTCGCGGTTTAGCAACTTGGGCTTCCAACACTACTGCTACCGGTAACACTGTTGCTGCTGGTATGAACGTTGCCAAGATGCGCACATTGCGTCAAGGTTTGGGTGCTTGGGGTCTCGATCCAGCTGAAGTAATCTATATCGTTAATACCGATACATATTACCAGTTGTTGGAAGACACAGTGTTCCAAACAATGAACCAAGTTGGTACACAAGCTACATTGTTGACTGGTCAAATCGGTCAAATCGGTGGAAGCCCTGTGTTGGTCTCCGCAGAGTTCGCCTCACCAGGTACTGGTGTTGCAGGTGCAGTCTGCTTGAACCCAGGCAACTTTATCGTTGGTAACCAGCGTGGTCTCCGTATCGATACCCAAGAATTGGTTGAAACACAGCGTCGCGTTATGGTGGCTAGCCTCCGTACCGGTATGACACGTGTTACTACTAACTTAGGTAACGCTGTTACAGCTCACAAGTATACAGCTTCTTAATTAGCTGAGTATAAGTTAACAAGACCCTTTCGGGGGTCTTGTTTTATAAAGGTATACTGTGCCTTTATAAAACAAGCGAGGTATTTATGGCAACAAATTTAGTAACAAAAGCAGAATACAAAGCTTACTTAGGAATTACAAGTGTAAACTCTGATGCAGAAATCGACTTCTTAATACCCAAAGTCAGCGACTTAGTAAAAACATATTGCCGTCGTACCTTCATTGATTACTACGACGAGGCCAAAATAGAAGTATTTGATGGTGGCTTTAAACAAATCATTTTAAAAGAAACTCCAGTAGTATCAGTTAATTCAGTAGCTTATAGTGCAGATTATGGTAAGACATATAACAATCTTGTAAAATTCACAGATTGGGTAGCACGTGACGATTATGTTATTAGTTTAAATCCTGGTGGATTTCCAGAACAAATCAATGGTTACAAAGTAACTTATTTTGCAGGCTACGAAACAGTACCTGCAGATTTAAAACTAGCAGTATTAGATTTGGTAGAATACTACTCAAAGAACAATGGTGCTGTACACAGTACTCGCGACATTACTCCTAATACTACGCAAATTACTTATATCGCTTCCAGCAACTTTCCCGCAGCGATTAAGCGTGTGTTAGACCAATATATGGCAGACTTTACATAATGACTAAAAGAACAGCCCTCACTGGAAAATACAATGATGGGATGTTGCTAGAGTTCATAGCTGGCTTAAAGCTAGGCAGCGAAAGCAGTAATCCACCCGCTACTAGAAAACAATTATTAGATCTTTTATCCGCAGATATTCGGGGACAGATAGAAAATAACTTACCAGTAATATACTGGGTAAAACCTAAAGAAATCTTACTTAATCAAATTGATGGATTAATAGCCCTTAATAATGCAAATGATCCAAAATTAAGTTTGACTTATATTGATACTGTAGAGCATAGTGGAAAAACACTTCGACAAGGTGAACCCGAATTTCAAGAAGTACTAAATAAAAAGCTAAAATCTATAAAAGCAGATGCTGATTCAGATAATTTTGGACAAGGCTTGCTTGCTGCGTTAAGAAATTCTCTGCGTAGTAAAACCATAACTTTTAAAGAGCTAGGTGAAAAAGCAGCAGAGCTAGTTAATATTTTAGAAAATAGTAAAAATAATATTAACGCAATTTGTTCTTATGGCGACCCTACAGACGTAAAAGATCTTAGAAGCTTACTGACTAATGATATTCAAAGAGCAGGCTATAACTTTAAGCAATGGCTAAATAGTGTAGCACCTGCGGAGCTCTTAAATCCACAAGAATTTTTAAACGGAATTGACCCTAATTCGGAACTTATATTTTTTGGAGCTACTTTTAAGAATGCTCGGGGTAGTATAGTTAATGAAACTTCTAAAAAGTATTTTACTCAAGAATTAGCTAAGCTAGGTATTAATGTTAAGAGTACTTTTGGTATAGGAAAATTTACTGCAGCAGGACACACTGGTGCAGCATTTAGAGAAGCAGGAATTAAGAAGGTAGAAGGAATAAATACTCCTTTAACCCAAGAAATACAATTCCTTGCAGGGCAGTATGATAAAAACGTAGATAGAAGTGCAATGACGCCCTTTCTAAATTTACAAGATCATATAGACTTGTCCCTAGAATTTAAAAAACAAGTTAGTCCTACTATTAAAAACTTGTTATATCTAAACGTTTCTTTTGTTATAACACAAGAAGCAAGCTGGAACAGTAGTTTAGGAACACAAGAAAAAACTGCCGGAAACGCTATAGTTGAATCCGTGTGGAACAAAAAGAAAAAAGAAATATCAGATGCACTTAAGCTTCGTTTAACTAGAGCAGCTGTAGATGGTGCTACCGAATACTTTATGGGTTCGCCAACAATTAATGAATTGCTTGGTAAACTATTAGCAAATACAATAAAAACAGGTATTACTAAAACTGTACCCGGAACTTCTGGTAAAAAATCAAATGCCGGGAAAAAAGGTCGTACAACTACTGACCGTTTATTAAAAGCAGCTGGTAGATCTGGTAAAGCTACTCTACCTAAAACTGCAAGAACTTCTGCGTCAACATCTCCGATGCGTAACATGGGAGATACTACTGTAGTTCCCGTAAACTTAATAAATTTAATGAATTTAATAAATACACATCTACAGAATACAATAAGTGCAAATATGGGTAACGGCACTAGTAAGAATGTACTTAATTATAGAACAGGAAGACTAGCCAGCTCTGCTCAGGTAGAGAGTATGTCATACAGTAGAGAAGGTACAATTACCGCTTTTTATAGCTACATGAAGAATCCTTATGCAACTTTTAGTGCTGGAGGCAAACAGTCTAGGCCGGTTAGCAGAGACCCTAAACTACTGATCTCTACGTCAATTAGGCAAATTGCCCAACAAGTAGTGTCTAACAAATTAAGGGCCGTATCGATATGAGTAAAAGAAATAGTATTACAAAAGCACTAGCAGAAAAATTAAAAACAATTGACGGTACTGGGCCTTATACATCAAATTTATATGACAACAGTTATGCAAAGCTAAAGTTCTGGGATGAAATCCAGGACTTTCCTGCTGTATATCTTGTACCAGGTACGGAAGTACGCGAGTATCACCCATCAAATTTTACTTGGTGTTATTTAAATATTGCGCTAAAAGTTTATGTCCGAGATCAAGACGACCCACAGTTTGAACTAGAAACCCTACTACACGATTTAGAGACTTGTATCAATAATAATCGCGTATTAGTCTACGACCAGGACCAGAGCCTGGAAACGACCGAAATATTAATTCAGTCGATAATGACCGACGAAGGGCTGTTAGTTCCTTACGGTGTCGGAGAGATCAACCTACAAGTGCGGTATGCACTATAATAACGTTACCAGTACCAAAACAGATAAATGTCTAGTAGGTGTACTTTACGTTACAACCACAAGGAAATAAAATATGTCATTTAATTTAATTCGTAATAGTCGCGTATTTTACACAAGCAATGTAGATATAACTACAGGTGCGGTTAAAGCTACGGGATTTACTGCGGCTAATACCCGTGAAATTCAAGTTTTGGAAGGATTTTCATTCTCTCAAAACACTACTTCAGAAACAGTCACATTAAACGAAGCAGGTGCTGCACCAGTTCGTGGACAGCGCAGCTTTAATACTGCACTAGATCCTGCTGACTTTTCGTTTACAACCTATATGCGCCCCGCAGACATTGGCTCAACCATCAGCTGTGAAGAATCAGTATTGTGGAACGCAATGTTTTCAGCGGCTGAAATCGGCAGTGCAAATGCTGCTTGGACAGACGGTGCAAATGCCGCTACCTGTGTAGTAACAAACTCAGACAAGCACCAGTTATTGGCGTTTGGTATGATTATTGTGGTTGACGGAACTACTTTTGTTATCGATAACTGCGTGTTAAACACTGCTACTATCGACTTCGGCTTAGACGCTATTGCTTCAGTGCAGTGGGCAGGACAAGGCGGTGTTTTACGTCAAATTGCTAGTCCAACAATTGGAGCTGGAACATTAAGTGGTTCAGTTTCTGGTAACTTCTTGCAGAAGAATACTACTGCTCCTTATATTGCTAACAAGCTTAGCGTTGTTACCTTAGACGAAGGTATCGGTGCAGGTGGTACTGCTTATACTATCCCAATCACTGGTGGTAGCTTAACAATCAGCAACAACGTTACTTATTTGACTCCTGCTAACTTAGCTACAGTTAATAAGCCTGTTACTTATTTTACAAGCACTCGCGCTGTCTCTGGTAGTTTAAATGCTTATTTGCGTGTAGGTACCGGTTTTAGTGCCGACTTGATGAGCACTATGTTGACCAACTCAGCAACTGCTGTTAACCCTGCCTTTTACATGAAAATATCTTTAGGTGGTACTGGTACTACTAAAGTTGACTTTACAATGCCTGCAGTTGTGTTGACAATTCCAACAGTTAATGCTGAACAAGTTGTTTCAACAACCATTAACTTTACTGCTCAAGGTTCTGCAAATAACAACTTTGATATTGGTGTTGCAAACGAGTTGTCAATCTCTTACACAACTCCACAAGTTTAATAAACTAATCTGGGCTAAGCATGGTGCTTAGCCCATTGTATTCTTTAATAATAAAAAATATGTCTGAAATTTCTTTAAAATCCCTTTTAGTTCCTAGTAAATCTGTTGAAGTTGAATATCCAGGCATGCCTGGTTTCAAAGTCAATCTTGCATTTTTAAGCCGTGAAACACTGCTTAATATTCGTAAGAAATCAACAAAAACTTCTTTTAAAAATCGACAAGCTACCGAAGAGTTTAACGAAGACTTGTTCTTGCAACTCTACGTTGAAGCTGCGGTTAAAGGTTGGACTGGACTTAAATTGTCGTATCTTGAGCAACTTGCCCCAGTTGATTTAACTGGTCAAAAGCCTGATGATGAACTAGGTTTTACTCCTGAAAACGCATTGTACTTGATGAAAAATTCAAGTAATTTTGACGGGTTCATTAGCGAACAGGTCTCAGACTTGGGAAACTTTTCGAAGAGCAACTAAGTCGAGTTACTCAGTTGCTAACAAACTATATGCAAAATAGCAGTGTAGCAATGTCCAAAGAAGCATATTTTGAAATGTGCGAAGCTTTAGGCAATGAACCTAAAGATGAGGAAATTCCTGTTGAATTCGAGGATTTTCCGCTAGAAGTTCAGCAAGCACTAATTGCATATAGGATGCTTCGAGATGAGTGGGATTCAATGAACGGTATTTATTTAGGTAAATCGCTTATTGGTATTACTGAAGTTTTAGAAGCCACAGAAATTGATCAAGAAGATCGAAAGTTTATAACTATGCTTGTTAGGACTATAGACGGTGTAAGAATACAAGAGATCAACAATAAACAAAAAACTGAAAAGCCCGCTAAGTAATTTAGTGGGCTTTTTTATGCTTTAAAATTTTAGATATTGACAATTTTGACCATATGTGCTATAATGGTCCTAATGAAAAATATCTAAATTTTTTTAATATGCCACACATTCCTACTAGGAGGGGCTTAAATGACCAATAAGGTAATCGTAGAAGTTGAAATGCTAGATTCTAAGAAGTCGCTTGACAACTTAGACCAAGGCGGTAAACGTCTAAATAAAACACTTGAGCGTACTCAGCAATTAATGAGTGGTACAAAGGGCGGATCACGTGCTGCCAATGCCGCTTTTCAACAAACTGAATATAATACTGCTCGCGGAACTATAGGCACAGGTGCGAGTGGTCGCGACTTTGCTAAGCAATCTCGTGAACTAGACGGTTTAGTTCGACTATACGCTGTATATGCCGCTAATATCTTTGCTGCGGGTGCTGCTTTTCGCGCACTCAGCGAAGCTATGGACACCACAAACATGATCCAAGGCTTAAATCAACTTGGAGCTGCCAGTGGTGTAGCAATGGGCGGATTAGCTAAACGATTCGCAGAAGCCAGCGGTGGAGCTATTAGTTTACGTGAGTCTATGGAAGCAACAGCAAAAGCTGTTTCTAGCGGATTATCACAAGCACAATTTTTAAAGCTAGGTGACGTTGCCAAGAAGGCATCACAAGCTTTAGGCGTTAATATGTCGGATGCCGTTAGCCGTTTGACTCGTGGTATTACTAAGCTTGAGCCTGAATTGCTGGACGAACTGGGTATCTTTACTAAAGTTGGTAAAGCTACTGAGGATTACGCACGTGCTATTGGTAAACCAGTTAGTGCGCTAACAGACTTTGAAAGACGCCAAGCTTTTGCAAATGCAGTGCTTGAAGAAGGTGCCAAAAAGTTTGGTCAAATTGAAATTCCTACTAATCCTTACGATAAGTTATTAGCTACATTAAAGAACGTAGCACAAGCAGGATTAGAAATTGTAAATAATGTACTTGCGCCTTTTGCTAAGTTATTATCTAACAACACAGGTTTGCTGGTAGGTGCTATTGCATTAATTGGTGCTAAAATTGTAAAAGACGCACTGCCTGCTATCGGACAATGGCGATCAGGATTAAAAGATGCAGCAGATGAGGCTCGTAAACGTAGTTCAGATATTGCTGCAAGTTTTGGTGAAGGCTTTGTTACGCGTACAAACGCAGCCTTTAAAGTACCTGAGTTAGAAGCTAATTTAAAGAAATCCGAAGAAGCATATCGTCAAAGCCGTATTAAAATGGCACAAATGGATACGGATCTTTCTAAGCGAGTGCTTAAGGGCGGAGCAGGTACAGACGAAAAAACTCTAAGAGCAGAACAAACCAGATATAGTAAAGAAATAAATGCATTAAGACGTCAGGGCTTAGATATAAACAATGCCCAGATTTTAGCTCTTGAAAAAGAAAGAAACGTAATTATTGCCTTGCGTAACGATATGAAAGCTCTTAATGCAGCTCAAGATGCTGCATTAAATAAAGCAAGTGGTGGTAGTATATTTGAAAGAGCAGGAGACTTTTTACGTACTAGCGCTGCTAAAGGTGCTCGAGACAAAGCTGCAAGATTAGACATATTAAGTGATGTAAGTAGAAATCAAAGAGAACAAGGTTTTGGTTTTGCATTTGATCAGATGATAAAAGATCTTGACAAGCTACCTGGTAAGTTCCAAAAAGTACGTACAGGTATTGCAGGTATTGTTATTGCTGGTGCTGGTTCAATCGGCACAGCTATATCAGGTTTAAGTAGGTTTTTAGGCCCTATAGGTATAGGTATAGGTATACTGCAAGCCGCACTTCCACTATTTCGTAGCAATGAAGAAGACGCAGCGCGTTTCGCAGGTTCACTAGATTTACTAAAAGAAAATTCAGAAAACGCTTTTCGAGTATTAGAAAGACTTAGTAAATTAGATCCGCTAGAACGTATTTCTGTGGATAATATATTTGCTAAAGCAACAGCTCTTGAAAGCTTAGGCGTAAGTATGTCTAAAGCTTTCACAGATATTGAAACAGAAATAAAAAATCGTAATTGGGCTGATAGTACAATTAACTTTTTATCAAGTATTATAGGTCGTAGTTCAGAGCAATTATTGGCTAAACAAGTTGGTAATCTAGTAGAAAGAGCTGTAGAATTATCTGGAAGTGATAGGGCTATTCAACAACAACTTGCAGACTTACTAAAATTACCTGCTGGTGCTACTACAGCTGCAATT